GCATTAGATTGGTTTAGTAGATTTTCTAGCGAAGATGGATTTGGCAAGCATTGGAGCGAAATAGAAATGCGCCTTGGTCATTTAAGAGACAGGGCAACAAACCAAGTAAGACGAGATCCTAACAGATGGGATAACAGAACTGCATCTGTTCTTAGAGATTGGTCGCACCTTGTCTTTATGGGTAAATCAGCTTTGTCTGCTATTACAGAATTTGGAATGCTGACCATGACGCACGGAATGCAAAAAACATTTCGAGCCGCGTTTGGGTCAATGGACGCAGATCTTAATGCAGTAATGAGCGCAGGGGTTTTTGAGGGCAGAAAAACAGGCGCAGTAATGGATATTCATTATGGTGCTGCTTTATCTAACTTTGCAGAAACAGGGTTTGAAGCTGCCAAAGTATCAGAGGCAGAAAGACTTTTAAGAATAGGCGCAAACAAGTTCTTCTTGTTTAACGGCTTGGCACCTTTGACTTCTGTAATGAAAGAAATGGATCTTTCTCTGCGTGTCACAGATATGCTGGACAGAATTAAAAGAGTTGAGGCTGGATTAGCCACTAGGGCAGATCACAAATATTTAGATAGGTTTGGAATTTCTAAACGCGATGCAGAGCGCATGGCTCAAGAGCCAATTCAAATGCGAGGCGATGCTGGTTGGTTGGCAAACACAGACATGTGGAGCGATACAGATTTAGTGCATAAGTTTAGAGCAGCTATCGCGCAAGGAAATGAGAATACTATTCTTGCAGCAACAGCAGCAGACAAGCCAATAATTTCAGATGGTGTTGTGTATCTACGCAAAAACCCAACGCTAGATGGATTAGCAGAACAAATGGGTTTTGAAGATGCTGGCGAGTTTTACAAATTAGAAAGCGGTATGTTGAGTTTGCCGTTTACTTTTTGGAACTACGCAATGGCAGCAAGCAATAAGATTTTGTTAGCAGGACTAGATGAACCCAGCAGCCGCAAGCTTGGCGGTATCGCAGCAATCACTGGTTTGGCTTACATGGTTCAAGCAATTAAAACACCGTCAGAAACTTGGGACAAGCTAGACGCTGGGGCTAAACTTCAACGGACAATTAACCAATCAGGTATTCTAGGCGTTCTTCCAGAATACAACGATTTAGTTCAAGGCACGGCTATAGGATTAACTGGTGTAAACCCAATGCCGTGGGAACCAAAATATGGATATTACCCTTCAGCAACAGACGCTTTGTTTAATGCAATGGGGGCTGGTCCGTCTGTGCTTAAAAATGCGGTTGAAGGAATAACAACAGGTGATGCAGATAGTTTACGATGGGCAACGCCTTTAGCTAACTATTATGGAATAGGGCAATTTCTTGAATATGCTTATGATGGAATGGAACGCAACGGGGCTAGATAAAAAAATAGAAATACCTTAACTTTCACAAAAGCGCTCGACTGCCATCGGGACCAGTAAAAGCAGCAGCGCAATGTCTACATATACATCTACACAGACGCCTAGACAGGTAAACTATACAACAACCACAGCATTTGCTGGGCCGTTTAGTATTCCTTTTACTTTTTTAGATGACGATCAAGTTGAGTGCTATGTTAACGGCGTTAAAACAACAGCTTTTGGATTAACTAAATCTTCTGAATATTCTATTGAAGGCAATTCTCTTACTCTTGAAGCGGCAGTTGCAAACAGCACAGTTTCAATCATTTCTAATTCGGGACAAACACGATCAACAACAGACGTCTTTGCTCTTTCTGCTCTAAGCAAAGAAATAGATCAGATTTACTTTGTACTGCAAGAAGTCAAACAGCTTGGAATATATAAAAGCCCGGACGCTACCACGTTCGAGTTTGGGTCTGCTAAACTCACGCGCACAACAGATGCCGTTTTAAACAATGACATTCCAAGATTTTCACAAATTGCCTCTAGTGTTACAGCGGCAGCGGGATCTGCAACGGCAGCTGCAACGTCAGCGTCAAACTCGGCAACAAGTGCAACCGAGTCAGCAACAAGTGCTGGCGAAGCTTTAGCAACTAGAAATGAGCTTTACGGTTTAACGCCCGTAATGAACATATTAAATTACGGATCTACTGGCTATGTAACTTACGATGCTAGTACAGGCAATCTTGATTTATTCTTATCAGAAGGGCCAAACGGCCCAACAGGTCCAGTAGGTCCGACAGGTCCAACAGGCCCGACAGGTTCTACAGGCGCAATAGGCCCAAACGGTGTTCAAGGCTCTCAAGGCATAATTGGTGAAACAGGTTTAACAGGATCTACTGGAGCAACAGGCAATCAAGGCCCGACAGGTTCTACAGGCCCAACGGGATTTCAAGGCCCAACTGGTGATACTGGAGCTACAGGATCTCAAGGACCAACTGGCTCAGTAGGTTCACAAGGATCGCAAGGCTCAACTGGTGATACAGGTTCTACTGGCCCAATTGGACCAACAGGAAATACTGGTCCAGACGGACCACAAGGAACACAAGGTATTCAAGGCCCAGCTGGTGAAACTGGGGCTGCAGGATCTCAAGGTTCACAAGGCTTAACAGGCGTCCAAGGTCCGCAAGGAAGCACAGGCCCAACTGGTGATACAGGTGCAACAGGTTTAACTGGGGCAACTGGCCCACAAGGTCCAGACGGCAATCAAGGTTCAACAGGTCCAACAGGCTTAACGGGCGCAACAGGTGCTATGGGTTCTACGCCTTTAGGCTTGGCTTTTGGTCGTATGCAAATTGATGCGACAACAGGAGTTTTGCAAATGGAATATTACGGATCTGCAAACGACAACGACTTTACAATTAACTCTAATGGCGAATTGTCAGTAAGTACGGTGTAAAAAATGGGTACTATAAATATCGGCAAAGTTAGGTTGTCTTTTGAGGGAACCTATAGCAACTCAACAGCTTATACTGTGCATGACGCCGTGTTTCATTCTGGTGAAACTTATGCTTGCATTTTAGATGCTTCAGCTGGAACAACGCCAAGCAATGCAACTTACTGGCAAAAACTCGTCCAAAAAGGTGCTGACGGATCTAATGGATCTGACGGATCTGATGGAGCAACAGGTTTAACTGGGGCAACAGGGCCAGCGGGACCGCAAGGCACAACAGGCTCACAAGGACCACAGGGTGCAACTGGTGACGATGGCCCAACTGGATTAACAGGATCACAAGGTACAACTGGTGCAACAGGCCCACAAGGGCCAGCAGGAAACACAGGATCTGATGGAGCAACAGGTTCTACAGGTCCAACTGGACCAACTGGCGCACAAGGCGCAACAGGTGCAGCTGGTGCAGACGGAGCAGATAGTACTGTTGCAGGGCCGACAGGACCAGCGGGTCCAACAGGGCCAGCAGGTTCAACGGGGCCCACAGGTTCAACAGGTCCGCAAGGTAATGACGGATCTACAGGTGCTACAGGAGCGCAAGGACCACAAGGCGCAGTAGGCGATGCAGGGGCTACAGGAGCCACAGGTTCACAAGGTGCAGCTGGCCCACAGGGACAACAAGGCCCAGCAGGAAATGATGGTGCTACAGGGGCGCAAGGGCCACAAGGAAATGCTGGCAATGACGGTGCAGCAGGTGCAGCTGGTTCTACAGGATCGCAGGGCGCAACAGGATCGCAAGGCGCAACAGGTGCAACAGGTCCAGCTGGTGGGTTTACCACTAACTCAGATGCACAAGTTAATTCTTTAGGCGTAGGTACAGCAGCTAATAGTAATACTGGTGAAATTTTAGCTACCAATAACATTACAGCTTACTATTCAGACGAAAGGCTTAAAACTTTTTCAGGTACAATCCCCGATGCCTTGACAAAAATTACTATGCTTAATGGCTACTACTTTACTGAAAATGATCATGCTAGATCGTTTGGTTTTAACAACGATAAAGTACAGGTGGGTGTAAGTGCACAAGAAGTACAAGCAGTGCTGCCAGAAGTTGTAACTAAGGCACCGTTTAGTAATGAATATTTAACTGTCTGGTATGATAAACTTGTACCTCTTTTGATTGAAGGAATTAAAGAGTTAAAAGCAGAAGTAGAGGAGTTGAAAAGTGACACTCCAAAGTAGTGGTCAAATGAATTTTACTGACATTCAAACTGAGTTTGGTGGTACTAATCCAATCTCTTTGGATGAATATTACAGTGCTGCCAGTGGCCTACCTAGCAGCGGTCAAATTTCTATGAACCAGTTTTATGGAAAGAGTGCTGGTTGGGAGAGAACATTAACTGTTGGACATGTAAATGATCTTGGTTTCGCTGGTAGCATAGCTACAAACATGACTGGTTTTTGTACTAGAGATTGGACTGTAAACGGGCAGCGTTTTATTCCCCCTACTCCACAAGGCTCTTTTTCTGCTAACAACACTTTTATAAACGGCTCTGCCATTATAAATATGATGTTTAAGGTAGATTATGAAATTAAAGCAACTGCTGAAGCAAGTTTTAATTTAACTATTGCTGGTAATCATTCAAATTCTGACAGCACTTGGAGGCAAATTACAATGGATGGCCTCAGTTCGCAAAGTTTAGTTTTAAACAGATCAAGTATGGCTTTTATAGGTGAAGAATTTCCAGTGGCGGGAGGCTACCCATCCATACCTTATGCTACAACTTGGAAACTTTCATTAACATCAGGCACTGATATGACATATTTGAGTTCAATGTTTAGAACAACCTCAACGGCGACTGCAAACAACTCACTAGGAATTGGTAGAATACCAGTAAACATGGTTTCTAATTGGACGCTTGGCAGACAAATTACAGTAAAGGCGTATAATTAATGACAAAAGAAGAAACATGGTCAGCTTTTATTACTGAATGGGAGCGTAGGCTGTCTGAAAGTGGTGTTGTTGTAGGTTATTCTTGTTGCTTTGGCGCTGGTCTTTTAATGGAAGAACTTTGCTTTGGCGTAGGAACTAAGAAATTAGATAAAATGGTTGAAGGTTGGGACAGTGAGCAAAATGAAGCTGATGATTTAACTGATGATTTAGTTACAAAAAACAAGGCTAAAAAGCTGCAAGACGTTATTCGTAATAAATATTCTAATAGCGACTTAACCCATAGCTTTCCTTTGGATCGTTTAAGACGTTTAAACGATGATGAAGACCCTCAATTATGCGATATGAAAATGATTAAAAGAGTTCCAAACATAACTGCTATGTATTGGAACGGGTCTGAATGGGTTAGTCAAAGGGGAGACCAAACAGTAGGCCCATACCCTAGCGATATAGTTTATCAAGAATTAGGAACCTTTAGGCCCGTTAACTTTGATGGATGAAAGAAACTTGGATAGAGCATTCGCAAAAATAGAGTTTCTAGATAAACGGATCACTGTAATTGAGACGGAATCGCGTCTTCAATTCAAGGAACTATTTGTGCGTTTAAAACGTATTGAAGGAATTTTAGTGGGCGCTGCCTCGGCCATTATTATTTTACTTTCCTCAATTCTTTGGGGTTTAAACTAAGGCAGAAGGCCAATGGTGGCAGAAATACTTGCTGGTGCTGCGCTTGTAAAAGCATCGATTACAGGAATTAAAAGTGCTATTGGTGCAGCCAAAGACATTGGCGCAATTACTAGAGATATTGATAATCTATTTGACGCAACCAAGCAGCTTAAACGTGATGAAAAACAAGCTAAAGCTACAGGCGCATCTGCAACACAAATTGTTATAGATCAAGAATTAGCAAAAGAGGCTATTAAAGAATGCCAGGCGTTAGTGATTGGACGCTTTGGATTTAACGTATGGCAAGACATTATTAAGCTTCAAAAAGAACAAGCATTAGAAGCCAAACAAAGGGCCGCTGCGGAGCGCAGAGCCAGAGAAGAAAAACAAGAAATGGTAGGAGAAATGGCTGTTGTTGGCAGCAGCGTTCTTATTGGCATTTTAATCATAGCGGTTGTTTTAGCCGTACTTTTAGCAATGGGGTAAATATGACTATAGCAATGGAACGAATACTGGCTTGGAAGCTGTTACCACGAGCAATGATGATCTGCGTAATGATACTAACGTATCAAAGTGTACATTGGTTTATGTCAATTCCCGACCCAAATACTCAACAATCAGCACTTGTATCAATATGTATGGGATCTCTTAGTGGTTGTTTTGCTGTATGGTTAGGACATGAGAAATGATCGGCGCGATTGTGTCCGCATTAGGCGGCTTAGCTGGTTCCTACATCGACGGAAAAACGGCGATACAGAAATCTAAAGCTGAGATTGCTTTAAAAAAAGCAACGTCAGAAACAGATTGGGAACAGTCTGCAATAGAGGCTTCTAAAGACAGTTGGAAAGACGAGGCATGGACATGTGTTTTTATCTTAATTCTGGCAGGTAATTTTTTTCCTCCATTGCAAGAACATATGCGAGTTGGCTTTGCCAATCTGGAGACCTGTCCAGAGTGGGTAAAGTGGGGAATGTACGCATCAATAGCTGCGTCATTTGGATTTAGAACAATGCGAGGATTTGGTAAATGACGTTTAAACTTAGCAAACGCAGTTTAAAAAAACTTGAAGGCGTAGATGAAGGGCTTTGTGCTGTTGTTCATCATGCAATCACAGTTACATCTGTTGATTTTGGCGTGACCTGCGGCATGAGAACTGAAACTGAACAACGTGCTTTAGTTAAAAAAGGCGCAAGCCAAACTATGCGATCAAAACACCTTTTAGGTATGGCTGTAGATCTGATGGCTTATTGCGGTTCAAGAGCTTCTTGGGAATTAAATCTTTACGATGAAATCGCTGATGCAATGCGTGAAGGATCGCAAGTTTGTAATGTTCCTATTCGATGGGGTTGCGCTTGGCATGTCAATGATTGTCGAGAAACTAAAGGAATGCCTATGGAAGAAATAATGAATGATTATATTGACCTACGCCGCGCAGAGAAGCGTAGGGCATTTTTAGATGGACCTCATTTTGAAAGATCAGCGTTTTGACACCTTGGGTATTGTACTTTTGGGCTCTTTTTTCTACTGGCGAAAACATGCTGCTTGAAAACGAGGATAGATTTAAAACAAAAACTGCATGTTATTTAGCTGGTGGTGAAAAAGGACCGTGGATGCAAATGACTTTATGGAAAGAAAGTGGCATTTACGTTCAAGTACGATTTAAGTGTGTGAAAGAAGATACCCCAGCTTAACAATCTGGGTCAAAATCGTGCCATTCTTGGGCTTCGTCAGGTTGCCCGTCATCTTGAGATACTCCTGCATGCAAAAACAAAGCAGCTGCCCAATCATCTGAACGAGTGTTTGTTTCTTCGCCTTCCTTAAAGATTTTGTGCGCGGACAAATGATCACAAACCATGCTTAGATGTTCGTTAAAACTGTCTTGGGCGTCTTCTGAATAACGATGATCGCCGTTATCGTCTTCAACAAAAACACAATCAAGGTAAGTAGATTGCAAAATTGCATCGGCTAAACTTGAGGTTAGTTCGATGTATTGTTCAACAGGTACAATTATCTTATTCATTTTCATAATCCTTAGCAAAATCATGAAGCCAATCATCACTAAGTTCAGAACCGGTATATTTGTGAGTTTCTGGATCTAAAGTTACAGCGTAGTTTTTACCGTGTTCTATTTTGGCTTTATAAATAGCCAGTTTACGATTGATGGTTTTATCCACTCGTTTTTGCAGAAGTTCTACTTCACTAAGAAAGTTTTTTTCTGACGTTTGTTCACGATCAATATTGCCTACGCCTAGATTTTCCCAAAATTCAGGATCACCAGTAGCAATGATGTTAGAAAGTTCTTCGTTAGCCATTGATAGAGCAAACTTTAATGTAATCAGTTCTTGGTCACTTAGTTTCATCAGCCAATCCTCACTGGAATTTTTGAAGCGTCTGTGTAAAAAACACCACTTTCAAACCAATCTTCTGCATCTTGATTGCGTTTATAAATGGTGAGCTCTTTGATTGCGCCGCTTTCAAGATAGCGCTTTCCTGTTTCAACAGCTTTGGTTTTAGTTTTGAATTTCTGGACTAATGCAAAGCCATTTGTATGTGCTTGCACAAAGCGCCAGTTGCCAGATTTAAAGTCTATATAGACCATTGTAACTCCTTTTTGAAAGTTAAGTCGGGCGAGAGATAGCTGTGGTTTTACCTCTCGCCCTGTTGCAAAATCAGATCCCAGAAAGGTATGAAAAGGATCCTTTTGCTGCCAGTGATAAGCGTCCGCTGGCTGCGCCACCTAAGGTCAAGTCACACCTGTAGGTTCATTCTTTTTGTTTATTGACTCAATGACGTGCGTTGGCAAAGACCAACTCCAATGAGAAAAGTTTTGCTTACGTTTCTCAGCCCTGCTTTGAATAACTTCGCCTTTAGCGTCCATTGCTCTAAGATGATGATTAGCAGTTCCAATGGGCAGATTTAACATGCTGGCAATTTGCCCAGCTGTAAGAAAGCTATGATCGTAAAGAAGTCCTGTAATCATATCGTGAAGACGTTGTATTTCATCCACGTCGCGTTTTGGTCTAGGAGCGTAACGCTCTTTGTATTTTTTCTTTTTGCATCGCTGAAATTCACCTGCATGTAAAAGCTTTGCATACAGTTGCTCATACTCAGTAGACCCAACTTTGAGCCTACTGAGCAGCGCTATTGAAGCGGCTCTAAGATCAATCTTAGTAGCCATTATTAGTCAGAAAATTCTTTAGCTAAAACAGCGCGAATAACTACAGATTTACTTTCTTGAATGCGGTTAGCTTCAGTTATAATATTTTCCATTACTTCTTTAGGAATAGATAAACTAATAGGAACCCGACCATAAGCGTTGGCGTTTTTTGGTTTATTTTTTACGTTGACGTTCATTAGGTTTTATCCTTACTTTGAGTGGTTGCTCGTGAGAGCCAAAGAAATGCTATCGCTGCGGCTAACAGCAACATGGCTAGTGCTGGGGAGGACATGAATGCCGCCCCCAACACAAAACCATAAGCAAAGGCTCTAAATGTTTCTGGAACATAAAGAGATTTTATGATGTTGATGTACGCCATTCTTTAAAACGGAATGAAATCATCATCTTGCTTTAAGGGAGCAGGGGCTTGAGCTTGCGAGGCGTTCCCCTGTTCCTGACCTTGAGCAGATAGTTTTTCTGTTATTTTTAAAGACAAATGAGGCTTGCCATCTTTTTCTCCAGACCAGCCAGCAATACGAAGATTGTGATGTGTGTCTATTGGACCTGAGTAATCAGGTGCCCCATCGTTGCCTTTTTTGTCATTGTCAAAAAGAACAGCAACGCGCTCGTAAAGACAACGAACAGGATTGCCATTTGCCGAAAGCTTTTCGTGAACCATGATGACTTTATTGTCTTTGCCGTTGATATTGATTTTGCCTTGCCCAGCCATGCGGCTGTCGGGCCAAGGCGCAAAGACAACGCCTGAGTTTGTATTGTCGTAGTCTGACATATTTTATAATCCCCTTACTGGTGATGTTGGTGGTGAAACAGATTTGTTAACGTGAGTTGTTGGAAACGCTGTTGCGCGTTTACCGTCATCGTCTTCTTCGGCTGACAAGCCAGAGATAGACATAAGCCCGTATCTACGTGCATAAGTGATTGCACTACCCAAGCCCTGCATGTCGGGTTTGCTGACATAAAGGTAAACTTTAGAACTGAAACTTTCGCCACTGACATGCAGCAGTTTGGTTTCTACATATTGACCTTGATCGTCTGCATCGTTGGTTTGAAGAATGCAAAAACCGTTTTCTAAAAACGCTAGTTTGCAAGCTTCGTACAAAGCACCAAGATCAGCATATGAATATTTATGCGCTGTCTTGTTTTTGATTAGCGGTGACATAGCCGCTTGAGCAGAAATCATTGCTTCGATGTATGTTTTTGCAACAGGTGCTTTTACCTTAGTTGCAACAGGTTTTGGCTGTATTGTTGTAGCCATTTTATGCTCCCATAAGTTTGATTGTTACCGCGCCACGCTTGTTCTTTTTGATAGAAACGCGTTCGCTATAAAGCTCTGCTTCGTCCTCCTTCATTTCTTTTTTGATGATTGTTTTGGTGTCTGAATGTTGCTTTGCCGCATAAGCAGTTTCATACAGATCTTGAACAAGGCTAGTCATGTGATTGTCTTCTGAAATGTTGCGACGAACCATTCCGTTTTTGCGAATGCTGTCTGTTACAGAAGTGTGCATAACACTGCCTGTTCTGTAATTTGGCTCAATGTCTGATTTTACATAATCCCAAAATACGTCTGCTTTAGCTAAATAATGACCAACATAATCGTCACTGCGTTCGACCCAGATGCGCTCTGGCTCATTGTTGCCTAGTATTACGCTGAACAAACAATGACGTTGACCCCAGCAAAACATATGATGTTGAAGTTGCGGCATGTAGTAATCACAAGCTGCATTAGCATTTAGAAACGCGCCTGAGTGTTTAACCTCGACAGGCATTTCAATACTTTCTACGCCTGTCTTGCCATAATTACTGATTAAGGCGTCTGGATGACTTCTCAACGGCGTTTTTTCGCCCGTTAATCTCACGTACTCATGTTGTTTCTGAGATTTATTTAATTTGCTCATTTCCCAATCGTCTGGTTCTGTTTGTTCGCTTTGAAGCTTTCTAAAAGTCCAATCAAGATGAAATTCTTCGGTGAAAACACCGAGTTGAACACGAAACACTTCGCTAAGATCGTCTGGATCTTTACGGCCTGTTTTGCGTTCCCATAAATCTTGCCAATCATCGCCCATGATTGTTTTTGCATCGGAGGAACCGATGTATTTATTGCGATCTTTTATCTCATAGACCATTTGTTAATTCCTTTTCCTTTTTCCACATTTTGTCTCCCTGCTCGTAACTTTCAGAAAGCTCTGCAACTTGAGTTCTGTAAGCATGAAGACGCGTTAATTGACGGACCATTCCGTTTGTTGCGCTACCTGTTAAATCGAGTTTTTCTTGAATTTCGGCCCAGCTAGGCCAGAATTGACATGACGAAATCATTTCGTTGATAGTCACCAAGCAAAGATTGACAGGATACTCTGCTAGGTTTTTGCAATAGATTTTAATCATTGCATTCATGTCTTGGTCGTTAATTTTTTGATGCTTTGTGCAAAGCCACAATTCAAACAAAGCTAAACGAACGCTTTCAGGCGTTTCGTTGTTTGTTTTAAGAAATGCTATTGCGTGAAAGATCTGATCTTGAGTTGTGCTGTTTGGAACAAACCAAATTTCATTTAGAAAGTGACCAAGATATTGAACGTCATTTTCTTTTTGAAATTGTGACTGATCTTCATAGTTTGTATAACCACCTGGCTTTTTAATTGCGTCAATCGAAGAAAGCGTTAACTTTAGATCTCGGAGTGTCCTCTCTATCTCTTGCGATCTGTACTGAACCGCTTTTTCTATGGTCGAGTATTTGGCTAATGTTTCGGACGAACGCAGCGTCAATTCTGTCGGTTGCGTGGGTAATTTCTTTATCGTGGCAGAAGTCGATAAACTCATTGACTGCTTCCTCTATGTTGAAGTGATGATTTGGGTAACATTCAGTAAGAGTTTCTAAGGCTCGTTCTGAGGGCCACCAATTTATAGGAATTTTGTCTCCTTTCATTTTTATGTTGTTGGGAAATGACCAGCCTTTAGAAGATCGCTCTAAAAGATTAAGACTGATAAGCTGATTAAGAATTATGCGTACTTGAGAGGCTGACATGCCTGTGGTGTACGCAACGTGTTCTGGACTTGGATTGCATAAATTGCTTTGTTCGTTTTGCATTGAAGCAAGCTGAAACATGGCTAATTTTTGATTAGGAGTAAGACCTAATAATTGACTAACGTATTTAAGTGCTTTGAAACTCATTTAGATCTTCTTCCTTTACCGGAATGACTTTGATGGTCATTTTGTTTTTGTTTGTTTTGAGTTTGCGCCAGCCATGAACTTCGATGTTAAAACCAGATGCCAAAGCAAGTTTTGAAAGAGGTTCCTCCTTGATTTTTTTAAGGCGTGAAGACCAACCCGAAGAAGTGACTTGGACTAATAGCGGTGGGTGATTTTTTTGAATGCAGAGCAAATCTGCAAAACCAAATAAATCTTGACGTATTCTTGTGTGTGGGTTCCAGCGCTCGACAATCGCGCAATGGTATCCAAGATCCCTGAGATACTTGAGGGACCGCTGAGTAGGGCTAGGCACTATCTGCGATGTTGCTTAAGAGAGATAATTTCGGTTGCTTGTGAAGCAAGTTTGTCTAATGCTTTGTGTAATTCTAATTCCATCTTAGCTATGCGACTTTGCAACGCCGTGATTTTGTCATTTTTAGCTTCGATCAATTCATAGGAAGGATGTTCTTCTTGACCCAAATCAGGCAACGTAATTCTGGATCTTGTTGGTTTTGTTGCCATAGCTATATTAAATTGTTTTTTAGGTTTTGTGTCCGACATGACGGGCCTCTCTGGTTTACACTTTACAAGCAAGTAATTGATAGAAATGACTGTAAAACGAGGTTAGTTTACGAAATTAGTGTTATCAATCAATGATTTATTTGTTTGTTACAATAACAAGCAATAGTCACTGATGTTTTGTGATAACACACTGATATAATAGCTAAATTTAATGATAAAACAAACCTTTTTTTGGTTAGTTTACACATCAGTTTACACTATATACTTAAGAGATTAGCAAAAATCGCAGTGAGAACTATGTCAATCAGTCTAGCAAAGCGGCTGATTTACTTAGATCGATTCGTGATTTCTAAAAAGACTTTCATCATTTAATGGATTTGCGTCTGCATAAATTTTTAACATCCTAGATGTGTAATCTATTGACCAGCCCATGTGTGCTGCAATTTCTTTAAAACTAAAATTTAATCTGTAAAGTCTTGTGGCGCACGTGCCTCTGCAATCGTGCAAATGTATTTCCTCACGAATGCCAGCAAGACGTCTAGTTTCTAAAATCCATTTGCTTATGTTTCGTATAGTTGTGGGTTTGCCGTACATATTGAGTATCAAGTAATGTTGATCCTCTGGCATGTTGTTAATGTATTGAGAAGTGCTTTTACTAATTGGAATAAAAACACGTCGACCCTTTTTTTTAGTAATCAACGAAAAGAAAAGTTCTCCATCTTCTCGTTTTTTTATGTGATCTTTGTTTAACAGAGCAAGATCAGATCCGCGCAATCCAGTTTCACAAGCTATTTGAAACGCAATTGCAATGTGAGGTCTTTTTGCTTCAATAGCTGTTTTGATAAATTGTTTTTGTTCTTCGTCAGTCCAAAGCAATTCTGCTCTGTTTTGCTGGCGATGAACTTTCTTCATGTTTAATAAGTGATTTACAGTAAAATAATTTCTGTCTATTGCCCAAGAAACTATAGTAGTTAATGTTCCCTGCATTGCGTCAGCAACAGAAGTTGAGCTTTCTGCTCTTTTGTCTTTCCAGCTGTAAACAATACGCCGTATAGCTGGCTTAGAAAATGATGCTATTGGGGCGCTGCCAAAGTTGGCGTCGATGCCCCAATCAGGATGATACAAGTAACCTCTCATTTGATCTTGTGTTGCTGTAGCTAGATCTGTGAAGTCTTTTGAGTTTGTATATTCTATTATTACTTGACGGAATTTGCCGTGAGACGGTTTGTATGTTTTGAGTTTTTCTTGGTAAGCTTTAAAATAAGCTGGACCGTTAACAGGAATTTTAGTGTCAGATTTCCAGAACTGAGGACCACCCCTACTTAGGTAATGGTACTCAATTTTTTTTCCATCCTTAAGAGTTTTCGTTACCCTGTGAATGCTTTTTATTCTTACTAACGCCATGCTTTTCCTCGGCAGCGGAAAGCCATTTGTCTACTTCATCTTCGTTTGCACTGTCGAGAGCGTTGACGTCAACAGTAATTGTTACCTTTTCTTTTCTATCGTTTTCGTAAACAATAGCGCTGTTTTTCAAGACTTTAATTTCACCTAAAGCCTTGATTACGTCCTGTATGATCTTCAAAAAACATTTCCACCTTGCCTCTTTTGTTGTGAGTTTACACAAATTCTTATTAATTATAGAACCTTACTTATTAGGCTATTCTCGAAAGAAACAGTTAATTTTATTGATATGTCAAGTAATTTATGCCGCTTTGGTACTTAATTCTGTATTAATTTGTTCTAAATGTTCAATAGCTTGGCTTGCTTTTGTCGCAGCTTCAAAAATTGTATTGTAATCTTCTTCAAGCAAAGCAATCCAGCTTTTTACATAACTGGCAGTGTTTATAAGATTTGACGGGCTATCAAAACCAAGTTTCTGTCGCCAAAGAGCAGAACCTATTTCTGCCACTAATTCTTCTTTTGCCCTTTCTTTTTTGTTGACGTGATATTTGAGATAGCATTCCCGACCAATGCGAAAACTTGGGCCAGTTGCATGAATAAGTTCGTGAAGAAGCGTTGAGTAATAGTTATCACTGGCTGAAGCACCTTCGTGCGTATCAACGAATGTACTAATTGGAGGCATGTAAACAGCATCGTCCTGCTGGCGGTAGAAAGCCGCTTGTGCTTCGCGTACTGGAATACCAATCTGCTCGACCATAGTATCAATTCCTGCATTACGTTCTGGAGCAGATATTTTAGAAAGATCTTGAAGGGGTATAAGGTCATCTTTATTTAATCCTGTGATTTGTTCTACGTTCCAAACAAAATGAAGCCGAGCAAACGAATAGCGTTTGTCTTCATTGTTCTTATCTTTTGATGTTCCAAACTTTATTACTGCGGTCGATTTTTGGCCCTTATTAGAGCCACCTAATTTTTTCATTTGATTAAAGGTAAGAAATCTAGGATCAGTCCAGCTATTGTGAAACATAGCCATGTTTACAGCAAAGACATTCATGCCTTTATAAACGTGACCACTTTCACCATTTTGTGCTGGCTGGGGGTGAAGCCAAGGTTTCATCCAAGACAGATTTTCGGTTTTCATAAGTGTAAGAATGTCATTGGCAATCTTACGTTTTATGTCATTTATTTTGTCAGACATTTTCATCCTCTAATATTTTTTGGGGGGTGGGGGGTATAAGGCCAGTTCTGTCGCAGAGCTCGCAATCAACCCATTTTGTATCTATGTAACCCATGTTGAAGCCATGAGCGTGTGGTTGAGGATCGTCTTGTTCGATCTGACCAGAGCCACCACATTCTTCACAGTACATTAGAGCATACCAAACATAGTGAATTGTTGGTTTCTTTTAGCGCGAATGTATTGTTTCCATGATGGCCTTTGAGCCTCATGATTAAGCCAATCCAAAACGTAATTTGGATTTTCTTTTAGNTCAATTCGACTAACGTAATGAGATNTGAAACCTGTCTCACTGATAGACATAGGTTCTTTGTTTTCAGAAGTAATTTGAAGACGATCAATCGCTACATTTTTGTCTAATAAAGTATCAAACACTGTAAATAACGATGGTTCGTGAAGAACATGAATAGTCATGTTTTCCCAAGTTATTCTAGTTGATCCAAACATAGGAATTATCTTCCTTTTAATATTTTGGGTTTGCGATTTGCTTTGTGTTTAGCAAGAGGCGTTTGTTTTTTAGGGCCAGTATCAGTCTTGCGTCTGGTTATGGCGTTTACGACTTTAGGCATTTTGTTCATCTTTTTTCCTTTGCAGTTGGGGCGCAGTTGGGGCGCAGATCCGGTTCTTAAACCTTATCTTTTTTCTTTCTTTCTTTCTAACCTATCGTTGAAAACAATAGGGTTTTTTGTAAACTAAAATAGCCGCGCCAAGTCCCTGTTGGAACCTAGCGCGGCATACTGGAAGTGCTTACCTAGTGAGAACTAGCGTCTTCCATTCTTGGGTCTGATTTGGCAGAGCCAGCGACAGGATTAATCTTCTGTCTGTTGGCTAGATCTTCTTCTGCTTCCTCGACATTCTCAATTCCGTTAGTGTTGAGTGATACGTTGGGCTTGTCGGCATCACTGTTAGCAAGATACTCTGCGGTTGCTTGCTGTGCTGTTCTTGGCCCAATCATGTCGTTAGACGGTGGTGCGGTAACAACGTCATCTGTCATATCGACACCCAGAGCCGCCATTTCTGCGTCTGCGGCTGATAAATCAACCTCATGCTGTGAAACTTCTGGTTCTGACTTGTCTACAAACTGGACGTATTTGTATTCTCTGCCGAGAGCTACTTTGTGTACCTGACGGAATGCGTCCAGTAGATATTCTAGATTAGTAAGCTGATATTTAGCTCTAACGGCTGCATCCTTAGCATTGTTATACATATTAGAGCCATTCTGGCTGGTAGCGCCACGCCGTGCGCGTTTGGCAGCTTCGATTTTCTGATAGAATATGCCACGCTGCTTATTAACCTTATCGTTAAGGGTATAGCAGATGCCATTGAGAGCGTTATTCTGGGCATATTGCAACGTGTTGCCTTTGACCATTCTGCGCTCGTCCCAATCCCATACTTCACCTTCTTCGTAGAGATTATAAGCTAATGACGCTGCAATGTAATTCATTGGTGCAAAGTCTACACCATCTTTTAGCATTTCGTGATACGTCAATCCTGCGTCTGATTTTACATTTGAACTAAGATCTTCGAAAGATTTTACTGTTACTGTTACTGACATGTGATTTACCTTTTGATTTGATTTTATTTGATAGAACAACCCGAAGCTCGTAGGGCGTCAGGGCCTGTCATACCCCCCTTCCTTGTGGGGGTTGACAGGTTCTGTCGAACTACGGCAGGGGATATTTTTTAGTTTGTTTTTATAGTTATATTTACTCCTCTATATTTATATGGACCTTCTGGATCGTCTAATAGATCATCAGTTAATCTAGCTATTGCGATCAATTCTCGTTTAACTGGATGGTCGAGATCTTTGTTGTGAAAAGATCTTAATGTTTCCCACGCCTGATCATTTAACCGTTTTAGCTGAGCTAATTCGATAATGTTCATTCTGAAACTCCTTCATAGAATACGTGGGATTTGTGGTTCCAAGTTGCTACGTATTCGAGAATGCCAAAGCCATCATCACGTGCAACAAGGTCGATGTAAGTGGGTAGGCCGTGTTGTTGATCTGCGATCTTATCAACAAGCCTGCCAGCTATTTTAGTAT